TTTAGTTCCGCTTGGTATAAGTACCAAACTTGATTTGTCGTATATACTCATCTTATAAAGTTGTTAAGGCGATACATTCGCTATCAGTTAATGCCGTTGGGAATACAAGAAGTTGATGAATATCCATATCTTGATTAGAAGGAGTAACTCTTACCTTGTTGTATTTATCAGAAGGATTCGTCCCTGTATTGCTTTGTTTAATTCCATCAAAAAACTCCTCAACTAATCCATTAGTTACTCTTAATAGGTACTTATGTCTTTCGCCATCAGCAACATTTAAATTATTATCTATGTAAGATGTGGTTGAAGAAAAGTAGCCAATGTCTTCTCCATTCTTTAAATAAATACCTCCGTGAGTTGCTATGTCCGCATTCGTTTTATCTATAAATCTTGCAGAACCACCACCATCATTTAGGTTTTCTAAATCTATAAATACACAATAAGATGTAAGTTCATCTTGTTCATCAGTGTACATATCTTCAACAGACCTCGTTACACTTGAACCATATGTTGGTATATATGAGGTAGGGTAAGAGCCGAGTTCTCTTTGTAATCCGTATACTAAAATTCCGCTTGTACCATCACCCGAAAAAGATTCTACATCGTCAGTATTTGAAGGTATAATAGTAAACAAACTACTTGGTGAATTTCCATCGTCAATAGAAATTCTAAACCATCCGTTTCCGTAGTCTTCAATATCAGCCACTATGCCTGCGCCAGTCGTTCCAATTCTATCCTCCATAGCCGTTCCGTCATCAGCAATATAGAAAAACGCACCTCTTGCTTTTGGTGCAGAACTGGCGTGAGAAGTCAACAAAACCCAATTATAACCATCGGCTTTAACAAAAGCACTATAAATATGGTCTGTATGCTGTTCACTTGTTTTGTAAAGTGAGTGCACGACATTATCAGTTGTAGGTATAATTTTCGTAGCGTTTTGAACTCCCTCTGGACTTGTATCCGAATTAGCCTCAAGATTTATATTTCCCGAACTCCATCCGCTACCACTCAAGAAGTATTCACTATTCGCTAACAAATTACTCCGTTGAGGCTCAAGTAAAAGAGAAGGACACGAAGCACCACCCGAATAGTCAAGGCGAGGCATATCCTCCAAGATACCTGCTTGTGCAGTAGATGCTCCTGTTTCAATGTAGTCAGTTGCTACCAAGCCGTTTTCAGCTTGTGCGTCTTGGATGTATGTTGTACCCGTAGTATTGGTGTTCCCCGAAGCATCAGCATTATAAATACGATGTGATGTCGCAGCATTAAAATTATCAACTACTGAACAACGATACCATCCGCCTCCTACACTTTCAATTTTAGCATCTATAATACCGCTATCTATACCAAATACAGAGCCATCAGTAAGGTCAAAATACGCTAATGTGCCGCCAATATAACTAATAGCAATCATAGGCAAAGAGCCTTGTTTTGCATAAACACTAAAAACACCAACACCGATTGGTGTTCTTGGGTACGAAATATAACTTGTTGAAGTTGTAGAGTCAAAAAGCCACGCATCACTTGAACCATCGTAACCACTCTGCCCACTCGTTACACTTGCAGAACCAATTTTTAACCAATCCGCATTACTAAAGTCATTAGAATAAGTCAAGAGATTCTCTCTACCCTTCTCAATTAAGCCATTAACATCTACCCTCGTAGCAGCAAGATTTGAACCCCTACTAAAAGTAAAATCTCCACTACCATCCTTGTAAGCAGAGGGTATCATTGCTAATGATGCATCCTTATATAAACTCATAATATCTCGTTCAATTCGTTAATAGTACAGGTTCTTGCTTCCGTTGATCCTGATGCCGTCTCGACTCTCAAGTCGTAGGCATCAAAAAGTTGACGGCCTAAGTCAGCCTGTGGAAATCTTCTTAATGCTTTACTTACACACTCAAAAGCTTCCAGCTCTGCACCGTCCGCTAATGTTCTTTGTTGGAATTGTGCAGGATCTAAAATATAAAACATCGCACTACCCCAACCTATCGTGTTGGTGAAAGCATCACCACTACCCCACCAAGTAGAGCCGTATATTGCTCCGTAGCCTTTTTCGTCAGTTGCCATTCTTTTTCGTTTTCTTTAACAAGTAACTTTGCAGCTTCTTGATGTTATTTTGTTTTGGCTTGTATGTTGTTACAGCACCCATCCGTTAAATGTACTATCTCTTAGTGGGTAAATATCGTCATTTGTATTTTGATTATACTCAGGGAATAGATTGTTGCGGAACGCAAGGTAATCTATCAGTCTACGAGTATAGTACTCAGCTAAGTTACGTTCCTTTTCAATAAGGAACGACAGATCCTCTCTAGAGGCTGTCTCGCCATTTTCAACCGTTCTCTTATATACTCCCCCATTGGAAGCAGTAAACGCTGCAAACGGCAAGTATTCCGTCATAGCCCAGTGTATAAGCATAGGCTGTACGTAATCATCTACCAACGTTTGATAGTTTCCTGTTAACGTGTCTCCTATGATGTCGTTTCCGATCTTCTCGTATAGCTTCGTACCGAGATACTGCTGAACGTGTACCTCTTGAGCTATCTTGATGAACTGAATAAACTTATCAGTATCTACGTTTCCTGAAAGAAACGTATTACGAACAAGATCACTTCGTGTAATAAATAGTGCAGTAGCCATTAGATTCCTCCTTGTATATCTTTCTTACTTGGTGGGTTGATGAAGCCCTTGTTTTTCATCTTGTTTGGCGCAACGCTTACCTTGTTATCGTTTGCTGGGGCACGATAACCTCTTGATCTCGCCTTGGTAGTGCTGATATTTGTTCCAGCTTCCGTTTGCCCAACGTCATCAAGATCCTTCCACATATACGTTTTTCTAAACCATTTGTGGTTGCATCTTGCGCCACCTTTGTACAGCCATATTGAGTATGTATCTGATCCGTTAGGCCCAAAACCAGCGTTGACTGACTTGTTCTCCATTTGTAGGATATCCTCCTTGCGGTACAGCTTTCCGGCTGATACCATCTTTTGACAAAACTCACGGCTATTTGATCCTGCGCTCAACGGAGCGTACTGATAGCGTACACGGAAAAACTCGCCTTGGCTGTTCATACCGTCTTGTTCGCTATTGGCGTTCGGTCTTGCCGTACCGGTACTTGCAAGGTTTACAAACTTGTCTAAAACCTCCTCTTGGTCGTAGTCAACTTCACGCTCGTCAACCAAAACCCAATTTTCAAGATCTTCTTCTTCACCCATTTCGATCAGCTCGTCCGCAACGGACGATAAATCTGATAATGGTACGCAATTAGGTACTTTCTTACCGTCCTTCATTTTGAAGCCTACCATTTCATAGCCCTCCCAACAAGGATCGTCCTCGTCCTTCAAATTAGTCTTGCATCCGCATTCGTGTGCTGATAGCTTTTCACCTGTTTGCTTCTCAGTTTCCTCCTTGGTAACGGCTGAACTACGATCTACGAACTCAAGTGGCTGCAATGTCTTGAAGTACAAGTCAAGGCTAATGCCGTTGACTGAAAGGATCTCATCTAAAGCCTTGATAATAAGGTTTTGGAACGGACGTATTACCGTGTTATCGAACAGTAAAGAAGCTGTCTCTAATTCTTCAGCATTGTTTCCTAGTCCGGTGCTGTCCTTGATACCCAGCAACATAGGCGAGGTAACTCGGTGAGCAACCATAAGCTTCTGCATAGACTCAGCCGATAAAAACTCGTACTGCGCTGGTGCATCTGATAAAGGCACAGCGTCAATAGATGCGGCTAACTCCTTGCTTTCGTTAAAAGCAAGAATAAAGTTTCCAGCATTCGAACTACCACTAAACTTCTCACGGATCTTGCGCTCAATCTCCATACGTTCTTCCTCATCCGGAACTCCGTTATTGAAGTTAATCATCATCGAAGGCGCAAGGCCGTTCTTGATATTATTGATATGGTAGTTGGCTACTTCTTCCTCAAGCTCTGCATAGGGAATCCCACCTTGGTAGTCTACTGGTGAGTAGTAATAAAATCCTGCACGATATGGTCTAATAACCAAGATCTCAATAGACTCGTTGCTCGTTCCGAAAGCTGCAAAGCGTTCCGGATCTTCGTTAGGCCCAAGGTTCTCCCAATCAGCGCAGTAGTAATATCCTTCAATATCTCCTTCTTCGTTGCACTTTTCAGCACGAAGTGTCTGAATAGGCATATGCTCAACCTGTGCAATCTCATTGCCTCCCTGAGAGTAGATTATTTGAAATGCTGCTTGGCCCATTAGCTTGAGATCACTTGTTACTTTTCTCAAGCAGTCCTCTTGTATAAGAGAACGCATAGCAGCGTATTCTTCAGGCTTTTTATTGCTATCGGTAGCATCTATCCCCTTGCCGTAGATAAGGTCGCTAACAGCGTTTATAATAGCGTTGTTGGTCGGGCTGCCGTTGAAACGATCTATCAAATACTGATAGTAGTTATTGTCATCGCCATAGCCAACCCAATCACGGTTCTTTACCTCGGTTATCTCCGGTCTAGTATAACTAGCAAGATTCAATGCGTGTATTTTCATATTACAATGTATTCGTTGGCGTTAGCCTTATCGTGTTCAGTATATACGTTTTGATTCGTAGTGTACTTGTCAAAGTCCGTTTGATCGGTGCAAAACACCTTTCCACGATATAGCTCTGCCGTTCCGCTCACCACAATATAGTAAAATCTGCCCTCTTTAAAAGTATATGTTGGTGTAATGCTAACAAAGTTTCCGCTATTTGTAGCGGTAACGGTTGAGGTTGCTGAAGTGTTTGTAGACTCGTCCGTTATATTCAACGATAACGATCCTGTTTCCACTATCCTCGGTACAAATTTAATCAGCTTGTTTGTAGTACTTACTATGTGCATACCTAAGTAACGTGTTGCTAAAGTTTTGTGCAAAAAAAAGGGGAGCAAAAAGCTCCCCCTTACTTAACACGCTAAACAAATTAAGCCCAGCTATCTGTACCAGCAACGATAGTCGCAGTTGCAGAAGTCATTCCATCGAATGGATCTCCGTCAACAGGTGAGTCAATAAAGTTTGCCGGTTGTAGCTCATTAGCAGTAAAGCTTAGAGTGTAACCACTCATATCGCCCATAGCTGCGCCTGAAACTACAGTACCTCCGGTAACGTCTGCTCCGTGCTCACGGCCCATCAAGAATGCGTTGCCGTTGTAGTCTACTACCACAATATGTGGACGGCCATAAGCCAACAACTTCAATTCCTTGTTGTCCTCCTTGCTCAAACGAGGCAAGGTAAGCTCAAGCGTTTGCTCGTAGAATACCGTTCCGTTATCGCGAGAAGCAGTTACGTTTTGTGTCATAGAGCTGTTGCCCTTGAGTTTGTATTGGTACGCACTGAACGTACCTGACATATTCGTTACTTCATCGCTGGTCAGCGTGATCGTACCCAAGTCTCCGTAATCTACGAAGTAAACCTCTTTGATACCACCAACTGCTTCACGACAAGGAAGAATGCGTCCTTTTGTTAAATCACAAGCCATATTATATCTTATTAAAAAAGGGTAGGCAGATTACCCCACCTACCCTTCGTTATTACTAATTTCCTTTACTCTTAGTTGTAAAGTACAATCTCAGAACCCAATCCGTACTGAATACCAGCAGTAAAGCGCATAATCACGCGAACGTTTTGTGATCCGTCCAAGTCAGCCATATCAAGAAGTTTTACTTCTTGAGAATCGCTCAACAAACCTGTACCGAAGAACAAGTTAGACTTCTGAGCAGCAGCCATTGTGTTGTCAGACAAACCTGAAGCAACAAACAATTTAACACCATCAAAAGCTAAGTCTCCTCCGTTGAACCAAGTAGTACCTTGGTTGTTGATACCCGCAGCACCTAATCCGTTAGCAGCAAATCCACCTAATGCACGAACGTAAGCACGAGCTACGTTTTGAGAAACGTAGATGTACATATCTTCTTTGCCGTACAAAGTAGAAGGAATAGCATCTACTACTTTACCCAACTCAGTGATAACGTTTGCAGCAGTAACGGTTGTACCGGTTACGTCAATAACGTCAGCATCAGCTTCCCATAATACTTCGAAGCCATCAAACTCACCAGCAGTAGCGTTAACACCCTGCCAGATGTTTGTTTCCATTTTCTCAGCAACTTTAGCAGCAACGTGGCCGATCATAAAGTCAGCAAAAGCAGGAGGCAACTGATCGTAAGCAGAGTAGCCCATTTGAACAGCTTCCCAGTCAGAACGGAAGTCTTTCTTACATAATTCCAAGTTTACTTGGAACTCCTCAGGTTGTAGAATACGCTCAGTCAAAGTTACCGTAGAGGTATCAGCAAAATCACAAGTAGCGTCTTTGACGATTGCGTCAGTCGCTAACTTCTTCATTACTTCTTTGTACTTCACGTTAGGTTTCACGGTGATACCACCACCCTCGATAGTATCTGCGCTCAACAATGCAGCAGAGATATACTTCCCTGCAAATTCACCAGCATAGGTGGTAGTAATTGATGTAGTTGTAGCCATCTTTGTTTTTAATTAAATTCTTAAATTAAGTTGTATTCTTCTATGTCCCTAATGTACATAGCTAGTTTGTTAATGCTCAT